AGAGCCAACGCTTCGACCGACGCCGAGAAATACGCCCGCGGTTACGTCATGTCGCCCGACCACCTCATGCTCCGCTACGGACGCCGTCCGCGGTTCCAAGAGCTGGAGGATCAGGGCGGCGGACCTCGCGGTTTGGTGGACGCCATCGTCTCCCTCGCCGTCATGTCGCCCAAGGCCATGGCGAAGTTCAACGCGACTGCCTAAGTCAAACTCTTAACAACTAACTAGAAAAAACTAATCAGATGAAAGTGTTTGAACTTCCCGCAGAGACCAAAGCCGCCACCGGCTTTACCCACAAGGCCATCGTCACGCACGAAGACCTCACCCAGTCCACCGCCGACACCGACCAGACGCTCTCGCTTCTGGCCCTTGCCGCCGGCGATGTGGTCACCACGGCCGCCTGGAAACTGGTCACGCCCTTCAAGGATGCCAGCGACAGCGCCCTCAACGACACCAAGGTTCAGCTCGGTGACAGCTCCGACGACGACGAATACGTCGCCGCCACGCAGGTCAACGAGAACGGCACCGAAGTCCTCTTCGCCGCCGCTGCTCCCGCCTCCGTCCCGTTCGTTTACACGGCGGCCAACGCAGTCGAACTCTTGGTTGAATCGATGACGGCCAAAAGCCTCAGCGACATCGACACCGGTGAACTTCACGTTTACCTCGGCGTCGCCAAACTGAGCGACCTCTAAGCGTCTTAACACACTGCGGCCCCAGCAATGGGGCCGTAGGAGTTAGGATGTCAGATCAAATCTTCGGCGATCTGGTCGCCGACATGGATGGCGAGTTGGCGCAACTCGTCCGGGATGAGCTAAAGACCGGCTGGCACGCCCAGCAGGTCATGGCCGGCATCCAATCCACCCGCGCCAAGCAGCTCAACGACCAGATCGAGCACTGCACCGTCGATGGTCTCGGCCAGCATGTCATGGACGTGCCGGCCGATGCTTATTTTGCGTGGCAACAGCATCTTGGCCGCGACTGCTGGGGCGACAAATCGTTCCGCTCTTGGTTCATCAAGAAAAACCCGCAGTGCGCGGTCAACTACACTCCACGGAATCCCACCATCCTCGTCCCATGACTCTTAAACGAGAAGACCTCACCAAGATCATCGGCGACATCGACCAGGCCGACGCTGACGGCTCCCAGTATCAACAGCGCAAGGTCAAAAACTTCAACACCCGCTACTGCATTTGGCCCGGGCAGACGGATGACGGACGCAAGCACCAGAGCGCCTACGGCAAGAAAATCTTCCCCTTCGAGAATGCGGCCGACACCCGGGTTTTTCTTTCCGAATCGCTGATTCGCGAGCGTGTCATCGCCTTGGTCAACGCCTTCTTCAAGGCCCGCATCCAAGTGCAGCCCGTCGAGTCCATGGACGTGGCCAAAAAGAACGCCATCGACACCGTCCTCAAGTGGCTCATGGGCCATTGCCTTGATGACCTCCGGCGCGAAGTCCGCCTCGCCGCCGAGACCCGCGAGACCTATGGCCTCGCCATCATGGCGGTCGATTGGGAGCAGCAGACCCGCGTCGAAATCAAGACGTTCACCATGGAAGAGGCCATGATGATGCTGCAGGAAAGCCAAGACCCCAACCTGCAAGCCCTCCTTGAGGTCATCCTCGACCCAGAGCAGGAAGAACTCGCCGCCCAGCTCATGGGCGAAATCATCCCCGAGCTGGGCACCACGACCAAGGTCCGCCAGTTCCGCGAAAAGGGCGAAGTCGAATGGGAGCAGCCCTACATTTTCTCCAGCAAGCCGGTCGTGCGTTCCTTGGAACCCTGGGAGGACATAATTTTTCCAATACAGACCGATTCAATTCAACGCGCTCCCTTTGTCGCCCGCCGGGAACTCCTCAGCGAATTTGAACTCCGCGAGCGCGCCACGTTGGAAGGCTGGGACAGCGAGTGGGTTGAGCGCGCGGTCAAGCACAAGGGCGAGCTGAAGCGCATCCACCTCAACATCCACCGCTCCGACAACTTCCTCTTCGAGCAGCTCCGCGACCTCATCGAAGTCTGGCACGTCTACAAAAAGGAGCACGACCCGCGCACCAACGCCACCAAGGTCACCCGCACCGTCCTCAGCTACAACATCACCGACAAGCCGGCCATCCATGAGCTGATGCCGTATGACCACGGCTTGTATCCCTTTGTTGAATTGCCCCGCGAGCGCAACACGCGCCCGCTGCTCGAGGCGCGCGGCATCCCCGAGATCACCCAGACCGCCCAAGAGGAATGCAAGATCCAGCGCGATGCGCGGGTTGATGCCACAAGTCTCAGCATCATTCCTCCGCTTAAAACACCGGCCGCGCGCGGAAAATTTGACCTTGTCCTCGGCCCCGGCGTGCAAATCCCCGAGCGCCGCCCAGGTGAAATCTCTTGGATGGCCCCGCCGCCATTCGGCCAAGGCAGCATTGAGGTCGAGATGGCGACCCGCGCCGATGTGGACCGCTACTTCGGCCGCATGACCGACACGGTCAATCCCAACATCTCCATGCTCCACATGCAGGAGCTGGTCGATAGCTGGCTCCTCGACATGAAGCTGGTCGTCTCCCAGATCATGCAGCTCGCCCAGCAATACATGACGCCGGAAGAGGTCGCCCGCATCACCGGCAACCCGGTCGCCATGACCGAAGGCGCCGCCGACATCCGCGGACAGTTCGACGTGACGGCGGATTTCGATGCCCGCACGTTGGACGCAGCCGCCCTTGAGGCCAAACTTACATTCGTCGCGCAAACTCTGGTGCCGTTGGATTCCTTCGGGATTTTGGACCGCGCAAATTTGATCCGCTACATGATGGCCGCCCTAGATCAAAACCTCTCCGACCTCATCGTGCAGGACATCGGAGTAGCCACCGCAGCCGAACAAGAAGACGAACAAACCGCCTTCGCAAAAATCGCCGCAGGCACCGAGCCGCCGCTCAAAGAAGGCGGCCAAAACGCCCAAGTCCGCCTGCAAACCTTGCAGACCATCATTCAGTCCAACCCCGCCGTCCAGCAGCGCTACCAGCAAGACGAAATCTTCCGCAGCATGATCGACGCGAGAGCACAAGCCTTCCAATTCCAGCTTCAGCAACAACAAAACGCAGTCATCGGCCGCACCGGCGCCCAGCCCGCGCTGCAAAAGATGGCCCAAGACCAGCAACTCGGCATGACCGCCCAACCCGCCGCCTAACCGTATGCACCCGAACATTAACGTCCGCAACGTCGCTGGCCTCAACATTCCGCAGCACGACCACGTCTCGATTTCCTACGTTGGCAGCACCAATAACCCCAGCACCGTGACCTACAAGGAAGGCGGAAGCGGTGGCCAGACGGTTGCCACTTTGACTTTCACCTACACAACCAACCCGCCGACCACCGATGACGCGGACATCGCCACGGTCACCCGCAGCTAGACCATGGGACTAAAGTTCAATCCGTTCAGCGGCAACTTCGACTTCACCGGCTCCGGTGGAGGCGGCGGCGGTGCGTCCTACATTGACGGCGAAGTGGCCCTCTACGCAGACCTAAGTCTTGACGCAGGCGTTGCTCCATTGAACACCGCCTGGCTGGTCCGCGAGGCCAGCGGCGCCTGGTTGCTCGCCCGCAAGCCCGCCGGCATTTACATCCGCACGGCCACCGCCGGAGTCAGCCGCGACGCCGACTACACCTACGCCGGAATCCTCCCCGACGTTTTCAACGACGCCAACTTCCTCCTCTACGACAACGGCGACAGCTCCAAAAATTTAGCCTTCCAACTCTCCGGCATCACCACCGGCCAGACCCGCACGCTGACCGTGCCGGATGCGTCCGGCACCATCGCGCTGACCTCTCTTGTCGGCGCATCCGCCGAACTCGTCATCGCCTGCTCGGACGAAGCAACCAACCTCACCACCGGCACCGCCAAAGTAACTTTCCGTATGCCCTACGCCATGACGCTCTCCAGCGTCCGCGCCTCGGTCAACACGGCTCCGACGGGCAGCACGCTCATCGTGGACATCAACGAAGGCGGCAGCACCATCCTTTCGACAAAGCTCTCCATTGACGCGAGCGAACTGACCTCCACCACTGCCGCAACCGCCGCCGTTATCTCCGACACCGCGCTGGCCGATGACGCGGAGGTCACCATCGACATCGACCAGATCGGCAGCACCGTGGCGGGCAAGGGACTCAAAGTTGTTCTGAAAGGAACCCGAGCGTAATGAGCGCCTTCGTCATCAATCCCTACTCGTTTAGCGGCGACAACATCACGTCGTTGTCTTTTATCGAGTCCAAGACATCCACCGCCGACGCCACCACTTACACCATCACCGGCGTGAATTTCGGCGCGGCAGATTCCAACCGCCGCGTGGTGATAGGATTCGCGTCACGTTCAGGAAACGCCGGTCACAGTGTCAGCTCCGCAACCATCGGCGGCATCACCGCGACCGTTTTGGCGCAGCACACAGCTAACGTCGGCGGCGGGCATAGCCTTGTTGCCCTCATCGCGGCAGATGTGCCCACGGGAGCCAGCGGCACCGTAGCCGTCACGCTCTCCAACGGAGCCGTCCGAGCCATCATTGGCGTCTACCGTATTTTGGCCAACAACGCCTTGGTCGTCGCTAATTCAGCCTCTTCCAGTGCCACCGCAACATCTACCAACGTCACCGTTAGCGTGGAAAAAGGCGCCCTTTTGGCCGTTGCGATCACTTTCACAACCGGACCGACCTTGTCCTTTAGCGGAATTGCAAATGACGATTTCGATGCAACAGCCGAAAGCGCAAACGCCGGAACAGCAAGCGAACTCATCACCGCGTCAGCCTCGCAAACCGTCACGGCCACCCGCAGCAGCGGCAGCGACTGGATCGTTCTTCTCGGCGCGTGCCTTAAATAGCCATGAAAGCCCTCTACGACACCCAAAACAGCGCCATTCTCCCGTGGCCCCGCATCGACGAAGAACCCGTGGTCGGCCTTGACGCGCGCCTCTTGGAGGTGGATGTGGTGCAGGAGGATCAGCCTGCTTACGACCCTGCTACGCAGCGATTGGAGAAGACCGAAGTGATCGACACCGATACGCGGACGGTGACGCAAGGGTGGAGTGTGGTGGAAGTGCCTGCTCCGACCTTCACCGCCGCCGAGTGGGTAGACGCGCAGGGCTTTGCGGGAAACCGCAGCACGACCATGTTGTATCTCAAGCTCAAACTTGACGCCGCGCAAAAGTCCTCGCCCAAGCTCGCGGCAGTGCAGGGGTGGCTGGATCAGCTTATCGTCGCGGGCGTGACGCAGCCGGAGGAGCGGCGAAACGATTGGCCTGCGAGTCCGTATGCGTTTGAGGAGGCCAGCGGCGAGGCTTTGGCAATTTTGGCAGCACCATGAGAACCGTAACTCTTCAATCTATCCTCCTCCGCGCATGGCAACGTGTCGGCAATGACGCCAGCGACATCTCGTCGATCCCAACCGGAGCGAGAACAATGATGGTCGCCGCCGCCAACGAACGCATCGCCGACTGCTGGGAGTGGGCCGATTGGCCGGAGCTTATGCGCGTTGAGAGCCGCACCGTCGAAGGCAACGACACGACCGGCTACTTCATCCCCTACGAGCAGAGCGGCCAGACCGCCATGGGCGAGGTCTTTTCTGTCATGAGGGACAATCCGGCAACTAACGTCTACCCGAGAGAGATCGGCTACACGCTGCTCGGAGACAACATCAGATTCCCCGAAGACAGCGACTTGCCGACCAGTGTGTGGGTCCGCTACCGCATCCGCCCGACCGAATACAGCGTCAGCAACCTCTCGGCGACTGTGCCAAGCGTCCTGGCCAAGGCAGCCGGTCTTATGTTGTCTGCCGATCTCCTCACCGAAGACGGCCAGATGGACAAGGCGCTGGCCATGGAACAAATGGCCGAAGCCGAGCTAATCGCCCAGCGGGACAAATACTATTTCCAACAAGGGCAGCCCAGCATGTGGACCGCCCGCGTCAACCAATACTAATCAACTACTAAAACATATGGGATTCCCTAACAACAAAATCACCAACGGCCTCAGCGGCGGCAACTACATCGCCGACACAACGGCCCGCACCGGCGACTGGCTCGCCATCCAGGTGCTCGCCGACGCCAAGTTCCACACGCTGACCGGCAACATCGCCGACATTGCGAACACCACCGACGCCAGCGCCCCCGTCATTCCGGCGGGCACCGTGCTCTTCGGCAAGTTCACCGCCATCGACCTGCACAGCGGCCGGATCATCGCCTACACCGCTTGATGATCCTCGCCCCGACATTGACGCTCTCTGCTGGGTCCGGCGCCGCCATCGCGCGCCCGACCTTCTCGCGCGACTTTGCCGGGGAGAAGACGCTGAACAACGGGACCGGGCCGAGCATCACGTTCACGCGGGCCAGCATCGGCACGTTCTTTGACGCGAACGGTGTGCTGCAAACGGCCGCCGCCAACGTCCCGCGATTTGACCATTCTGGCGGCAACAGCTTGGGGCTGCTCATCGAGGAGGCGCGGACGAATAGCATCCGCAACTCGCAGGCTGGTGGTTCGACCAGTGGGGTTATTGGGAGTGGCGGGGTGATGCCGACCAATGGATGGTCAATCAGCGCAAATGCCAATGGGATTACCAGCGAGATTATTGGCACGGGGACTGAAGATGGGCTGGCCTACATCGACATCAAGGTAAGCGGCACGCCGACATCAACGTCTTTTATGTTCATTGCCGACGAATCAAGCTCTCAAGTTGTTGCGGCAAACGGGCAAGTGTGGACGCACTCGGCGTATATCAAGCTACAGGCGGGGGCAGCGACCAATGCCGTTACCCAAATAAACATTGCAGGCCGATTGAGTGATGGGGGCGTGATTGCAGGACAGACCAATCCGGTCACATTTACCCCAACATCGAGCGCCCTCAAAACACAGAGGCGCACAACCACTATAACATTTTCGGATGCCACGGTTGTCCGCGCCGCCCCACTAATCACCGTTTCATATACCAACGGCAACGCCATCGACCTCACCCTCCGCATCGCGGCCCCACAACTGGAGCAAGGAGCCTTCCCCACCAGCTACATTCCGACGACATCCGCCGCCGTGACCCGCAGCGCGGACTCGGCCATCGTGAACCCGATCTCTTCGTTTTATAATGCTTCGGAGGGGACTTTGTTTGCGGAGGCGACGCCGAAAACTGAATCTTTGCATAACGGATATCAGCGAGTGCTTTTAACAGCCAACGACAATACTGACCTTAATCAAATTACAATCGGCCAAGGAGGCTCTGGCAATCTGGATAAATTGGTTTTTGTTTCATTTATCAATGCTGGCGGCGGGACGGCAGAAATGTTTGGCGGCTCGGGCATTGCGGGTTCGACACAAAAAGCAGCAGGCGCATATAAAGCAAGCGATTTTGCGTTTAGTGTGAATGGCGGGGCCGTAGACACAGAAGCGTCTGGCTCGCCCGCAAGCGGGATCACTCACTTGTTTATCGGCAGACGGCCAGCCGATGGTTTTGTAAGCGGCCACATCCGCCGCATCGCCTACTTCCCCAAACGCCTGTCCAACGCCTTGCTCCAATCTTTGACAACCTAATGCGCCTCCTCCTCGTCATCCTTGCGCTGCTTCTGCCCGCCTGCTTAACGGCTGAGCAGCAGGTCAACGACTGCCTGCCGGCGGCCATTGCCGCCCGCGAGGTCATGCAGAAGCAGGGCGTGCCGGCGAAGGTGCTGGTAGTCCACTGGCGCGAGGATGCCCGGACGCGCGGGCATGCCTATGCAGTGTTTTCTTATGGCGGCAAACGCTGGAGCTACGACAAGCAATTTGGCTCCATCCCGCTGACTGCCGGCCCTTCGCCCGACCAAGACCACGCTCTCTGGGAAGCGTGGGAAGCTAACCTAAAACGCGGACATAAGGGCGAAATCCGCGAAGCGTATTACCTGCAATGAGTCTTTTACATCATCACCTCTCGACCGTGGAGCGCGGCGCCCTCGGCACCTTTGCCAGCATCGGCAGCGCCGCTGTCAGCTTGGTCTCGCAGCTCGAAGTCTACCTCCGAGTCGCTGGCCTATGTGTCGGACTTGCGGTCGGTGTAATCACCTTACTTTCGGTCCTTCACGACCTCCGCAGAAAACAGAAAGAGAAATAACCATGCGCAACTGGAAAACAACGACCATCGGCATCCTAACCATGCTCATCGCTATTGCGACCGGCGGGAAGGAATACCTGCAAACTGAGCAGATCCCTGATCTGGCGCTCATCATCACCAGCATCCTCGCGGGCTGGGGCTTGGTGCAGGCCAAGGACAATACAGCGCGCCTCTAATGAAGTGTCGCCCCCAGTTCGCCTTCGGCTTGGCTGTCGCACTCGTCCTTGGTGGATGCGTGACCCTGCCGCTGCCGCCGGTGCAGACCAGCGGGGCGGCGCCGGGCGACTGGGGATCTATCAAGGTGATGATCACTTACGTTCCGAATGTCGGCAACCTCATCAACTCTTACAAGGAATGGAAAAAGCCAGAACAATGAAAACCTTTATCGAACGCCAACTCGTCCGCCTGCTGCTGTCCCGTGGCGGCCCGCTGCTGCAAAAGGCTGTTACCGCCGCCGCCGCTGCCGCCCTCACCTATCTGGCCACCAAGAGCGGCCTCGACCTTCGCGCCCTCGGCCTCAACGAAGCCATTCTCGCCGGCATCATCTGGGGCATCCTTGACGTGATCGTCACAAAGCTGCCAGCCAACGTCATCAAAGATTACGGCACGCAAATCCAAGCCCTGCTTAACACGCACGGCCGTGGCCAGCACCTCAAGCTCGACGGCTATGTCGGGCCAGTGACCGTGGAAGCCGCCGCCGCTGAATTGGCTAGCCGGAATTAGCATCGTCGATAACCCAAGCAAGTGATCCCGAAAAACCGGCCACAGCAAAAACGGCAAGACACTGAGCGGCAGCTAAAGAGCGCCGGTGTCAGTGATCCGGTGTGCTTGGTCGGCATCAGGGGCTACTACCGGGACAGCATGGGAGCGAAGGGCCGGCAGGACCGTGGAATCTATGACGACGCCATCATCCTCGTTTCCCCCAACGTCCACGCCGCCTTCAACGCCAACGTCGATCCCGCTCACTACGGCATCAATCCCAAGGTTCGCAAAGGATACGCCAGCCTCAAGCAAGGCGTCTGGCGCTACAAACTGGGCAAGCACGGCCTTCGGAGCGGCAACCCTTACAAGGCTTTGGTCCAAGGCGGTCCTGTCACAGTCAACCGCGATGGCGGGCAGACCGAGACCGGATGGTTTGGCATCAACATCCACAAGGGAAGCAACCGCAGCGTGAGCAGCGAGGGCTGTCAGACAATCCCGCCCGCGCAATGGCCGGCCTTCATCACGCTCGTTGAGACCGAACTCAAGCGCAACAACGCCAAGACCGTCTCCTACGTTTTAACCCAACCCAGAAAGGACATCGCCGCCTAATGGCCCTCGAAAGTCCAATCCTCCGCGATGGCGATGCCGGCTTCATCGGCTTCGCCAGCCGCTTGAATCCTGTGACGCTGCCGGCTGGCATGTTGCAGGACAGCGTGAATATGCGGCTGGACCGTGGCGTGGCGACAACCCGCAAGGGCAGCAAGCGCCTCACCGACACCATCGGCACGACCGGCGCCCCGCTCACTCTGGACTTTGCGCTCGGCACGGACAAGGCAGCAACAATCACGCGGACTGGAACAACGGCCATTGTGACCTGCAATGCGCACGGCTTTTCTGACGGAGACCAGATCAACATACGCGGAGCCACAGACCCGCTTTACAATGGCGACTTTGTAATTGGAACGGTAACGACCAATGGATTCCGCTATACAATGTCTGGCACCCCAGCAGCAGACGCATCCGGCGCCATCCTCGCCAACAACGGGCCGGAAGTGCGGGACAGCTACGAGGGCGGACTCTATGCCGCCACCGTCTTCGCCTCGCAGAACTACGACAACGCAGCGGAATACATCGCCATGGCCGGATCGGACAGCGTGACCCTCTGGAAGCAGGGTGCCAGTCCGGTGGTCAAATCTTTCCCCAACTCGCCGAACGAGCGCATCGAGGCGACTGACACGGTCTCCATGCTGCAAGCCTACGACCGTCTCTACGTCTTCCGCGAGGCGGCGCAAACCGGCAATTATGCGGGCAAGCTCACCAATTCGTCCGGCATAACCGTGAGCGGCACCATCGCCACGGTCAACGTGGACGCCCATGCCTACCCCGAAGGCGCCACGGTGCGGGTCGAAGGCAGCACCACGGCCGCGTTCGACGGACATGAGTTTCGCGTGCTCGGGACCAACCTCAATACCAACTCCTTTGAGATCACCGTCCCGAGCGGCACCGCGACCCACGCCGCCGCAGGGATCAAGGTGCGCAGAGTGAAGCCGCCTCTCTACTGGAACGGTGGCAGCGGCAACTTTGACCGCGCCGCAGCAGGCGTGCCGGCCGAAGGCGTGACTTATACCAAGATGCCATCAGTCGGCTGGGCGGCCTACATCAATAACCGCCTCTGCCTCGCCCGCAACCGCGACACGGTGGCCATCAGCGACATCCTCAATCCCGACCTTTACGACCCTTTCTGGAACAGCTTCCGTGCCGGAGCTGGCGGCGATGACCGCATCGTTGCCATCCATCCATGGGTCGAGGGTCAGGTGCTCGTCTTCTGCCGAAAGTCCATCTGGCTAGCCACGATTAACCAGTTTGCCTCAACCGATGGCAGCGCCACGGCCATCGACACGCCGATCACCAACCTCGTCCAGCTCACCAACGAGATTGGCTGCTCGGCGCGGAACACTATCGTCACCGCCGGACAATTCGTCTTCTTCCTCTCGGACGCCGGCATCTACCGCTTGGACAGCAGGCTCGACCTCAAACTGCGCGGCGACACGACACCGCTCTCCGAGCCAATCGCCGACCTGTTCAGCACTGTTGTGCAGTCCCGCGTCGAGAAAGCCGCCTTCGCCATCTGGCACAACAACCGCTACTTGATCGCGCTCCCGACCAGCACCGAACCGCTCGACGGCAACCAGCTTGTCCTGGCTTTCAATTCGCTAAACCAGCAGTGGGAATACCGAGACATCTATCCCGGCAGCGCCGCCGTCAACCAGATCATGGTGGCCAGCTACGACAACCAGCGCCGCGTGTTCAGCATCCCGCGCACCGGCAATCTGTATCTGCTGGAAGAAAACGTCAACGCCCGCGACGACAACGCTGCCAACGGTGGAACTAGCCTTGTCACTGGACGCATCCGCACGCGGCGCTACGGCCTTGGCAGCATGACAACGAAGCGCTTCGTCCGCTCGCTCGCCGATGTGGTGCTGCCGGACACCGCCGGCATTACGGTCAAAGCAATCACGATCAATCCTGACAACGAGATTACGCTGGTCCCAGGGCAGACGAACACCTCGGGCTTGAGCGAAGACTACACGCTCAAGCAGCCGATCCGCGCCAAAGCCCACTACTGCGAGCTACAATTTGAAACCACGGCCAACCGGCCCGAAATCCGCAACGTCAGCATCGAGGCCGCCGGCCCGAGCCTGCCGCCGACTGAGACAAGGAACGCAGCTTAACAACTAAGGAACAAAATCATGGCAACTGTAACTAAAGGCAGAACATTCACCTCCGGCGAAACCGTCACCCCCGCCAAGCTCAACGATGTCGTAGATCTGGCGACCGTGACCAATATCCAGACGGCGGACATTGCGGATGGGCAAGTGACGACCGCGAAGATTTTGGACGCCAATGTGACGGCGGCCAAGCTGGCCAGCAATGCCGTGGAGACGGCAAAGATTTTGGACGCAAACGTAACTCCGGCCAAACTCTCGCAGCCGTTGACTCTTGCCACAGCACAAAACACCACCAGCGGCACCAGCATAAATTTTTCAGCAATTCCGTCTTGGGCAAGGCGCATTACCGTTTCTTTTAACGGCGTGAGCACCAACGGCAGCTCAAGGCTGGCGGTTCAACTCGGCACGTCCTCTGGGCTAACGACAACAGGATACACCAGTTTCACAGGAACTTTTGGCCGCACCGCTGAAAATTTTCAAAACACAGACAGGGTAACGAGTGGATTCGGGTGGTGGCACGGGGCGGCCATAGACGCCGGATACGGCAACATGATTTTGATAAACGTCAGCGGCAATACATGGGTGTCGTCGCACAGCGGCGGCGTGTCTGGCGGGTCCGGCGGCAGTTTTGATTTTGTAATTGTTGGCGGTGGCTCCGTTGCTTTGCCTGGCACGCTTACACAGCTGAGCCTAACCACCGTCAGCGGCGACACCTTCGACGCCGGATCGGTCAACATTATGTATGAGGGATGATGACCCCATGGCAAAAGGCAAAAGCATGGCACGACAACCACGTCACGGACGAGACCTTCGAGGAAACGCTCGGCTGGCATCTCACGCACGGGCTGGTCTACTCAACCGACAAGGTTTTCTTGTTGGCTCGGGAGGTCTACTGGGACGCGGAGCAGGAGGAGATGCACGATGACGGCGAGCCGAATGCTTGGTTCGTGGAGCTGGCTGCTAGTGCTGGGTGCGCAAACCCTGTGCGGGAGTTTATGCGTGTGGCGTCACGGCCGCAGCAGTGGGCGCTTTGGTGCCGGCACAACAGTTTTGAAATCAAGGCCCATGACTGGGCGAAACTTAGTAAGCGAGTAGGAGGATAAAATTATGGGAGGCAGCAGCAAAAAATCTAAGAAACCCTCGGTGCAGCACGCGGCACCCTTGGACTTTAACGCATTGATGCGCTCGGCCAACGAGCAGGCGGCGGCGTCAGCCCGCGCTCAAGTGCAGGCGCAAATTGAGGCGTATCCGCAGCTTGAGGCATTGCAGCTCGGGACGATCCAGCGCATCGCCGATAACCTCAACAACCCTTACACGCAGGCCGCCCGCGCGGACATCAACCGCGTCTCCGGCCTCGGCAACATGCTGGCCGACCAAGTGGGGCCGACGAACATTGAGCGCATGCTCCAGCAGCAGGCCGAAACTGAGCTTGGCCTCGGCCGGTCGCTGTCCGCCGAGGAGACCCGTGACGCCCAGCAGTCCGCCCGCGCTGCGTTCGCCGCTCGCGGTCTCGGCACCAGCATGGGCAGCAGCGCCGCTGAGATCCTCAACCGTGACGCCGCCGCGCAAGCCCGCGAGGCCAGCCGGCGGAACTTCGCCTCAGCGACCAACCAGATGGTGACGGGGAATGTCTTTGGCCGCGCCGGTCAGGCTGGCGGCATGCTGGGCAGTGCGGCTCAGGGGCAGCTTATGGTTGATCCCTACAGTCGCGCGCTTGGCAGTGCGCAGATCGGCGGCAACCTCGGCAACAACTTGCAGAGCGGTATCGGGCAGACCTTCGGCGGTGCGCAGCAGATGGCCGGTAATGTGGCGAGCTTCAATGCCAACATGCTGGATACTCGGGCGAACAGTCAGCTTAACAACTGGGCGGCGATGCGCGGCGCGCAGATGCAGGCCGGCGCAATGAACCAGGCGGCGACCATGGGCATGATCGGGAGCATCGGCGGCGGTCTGCTCGGCGGCGCGGGCTTTGCCCTCTCTGACAAGCGCGAGAAGAAAGACATCAAGCCGCTCGGCAAGGCTGGCAGCGTGCTTGGCCTCACCGCCTACGAATACAAATACAAGGGCGAGGACAAAAAGCACAAGGGCTTCATGGCTCAAGACGTGCAGAAGGTGCTGCCAGAGGCGGTAACTGAAGTCGATTACAAGGGCAAGAAACGGCTGGCCATCAAGCCGGCTGTCATCGGCGCCGCCCTCGCTGAAGAACTGATGGCTGCCAAGGCGGCTTAACAAAAGGAGATCAACACTATGTTTGCTTACAATCCAACACCAGACCGCTCGGGCGAAATCATGGCCGCCGGTCAAATGCAGGCGGCTCAAACTAACGCGCAGATGATGAGCGACCTCGGGCAGAATATTGGCGGGGCGCTGGCCAGTCTGGGCGGCATGTACGCCCAAAACAAGGGGCTGGAGGCCGAAGCCGCGGGCTACGACCGCATCGGCGAGATTCTCGGCGGCTCGATGTTCAAGGACAACCCGGCCGTGGGCGGATTTCTTGCCGACCTCCGCAAACAGAAAAATCCCCAGATGAAGATTGCCGGCTACAACGCGCTCTTCAACATGGCAGGGCCGATCAGCAATTCCTTGATGGCCCAGCGCACCGCTACGGTTCGCGCCAGCGCGCCGATTGTCGGACAGCAAATCACCAACGCAAACACGCAGGCCGAAGAAGGACCGAGCCTTGACGGCACGATGCTTCCGTAATGTCGAGCAAACGAAAACCCGAGGGGCGCTTCCCGCTAGACCGTCCTCCAGGCGGCATGGTCGTGGAACCTCCGATGACAATGGACGAGGAGACCGCAAATATGGACCCAAGTGACTTGAGCAGAAACAATGCAATGGCCCAAGCGGGCGATGACGTGCTGCCGCCGGTGAGGGACGCCGAGGGCAACCCGCTGCCGCTGGACGACTTGAGCGCGCCGGAAGACGCCATGGTTGACCCAACGCCCGCCGAAGTGCGCCGCGCTACGGTTAGCGTCCCAGCCAAGGGCGTGCATTTTAACTTTGAGCCGTTCCAAAGGATCGCGCAACTGCATGCTGCGGGGCAAACGCAGGAAGCCATCGCCATGCGCGATGCTCTCGACCCGCAGTCACGCTACGTCTACGACAACATCAAGAACATGAAGAAGGTGCCAGCGGCTGAGGCCGCGCGGCTTGCTGACGAGTTCCGGCAAATGCAGGACCGGCAGGCGATGCAGAGCGCGAGCAAGGCAGCGGACCCCGCCAAAGAGCGCGAGCAGGCGCAGCAGGCGGCCCGCGTGCAGAGCGTCCTCGGCATCATGGACAAATACACCGCCGAGGACAGTGACCTGGACAAGCTGGTCGGCCCAGCGGCGGGCAGCTTTGTGGCCAACGAATGGGACAAGTGGAACAATCAGGATCGCTACGCCAAGCGGTTTGAGCTGAGTTTCACGACCAAGACTGAGGTGCTGGAGGCGGCCAAATACGTTAAGCCGCTATCCAACGACGAGCGCAAGTTCCTCGAGGAGATGTTCCCGCGCCGCGACGATCCGCCGCAGGTCTGGCGGGAATACTTCAAGCGCACGCGCGAGATTCTTTCCCAAGGCCTGCCACAACAACCACAAGCGCAGGGCGCCGCACCGGCCGCCGCCGCACCGCAACCTTCCCAGCCTCCTCCAAACCTCAAACCAACCCGCATTGATCCAGTGACCGGCCAACCAATGACGCTTATTCAAAACCAGCAGGGCAAGTGGGTCTACCGCCTCGCCCCGCAGCAGCCACAGCAGTCGAATGCCGCCGGCCGCTAAAGAAGAATACACGCCGGAGGAGCTGGATGCGCTGGAGGCGCAGCAAGCGCCGCGTCCGGTCTACGACGTGATCTCGGGCGGCGTGGGCGCAGCCATGAGTTATTACGACGGGCCGCAGGAGACCAAAGCGGAATACACGCCGGAGGAGTTGGATGTGCGCGATGCGCTGTATGGCGCGCCGGAGCTGACGCCCGAGGAGTTGGACCAGCGGGCGGTGGACGCCAAGTATGATGCTCGCGTCATTCTGTCGCCGGAGCAGCTCAAGGAGGCGGACGAGCTGGAGGTCAAGCTGACCGAAGAGGGCAAGCGCCCCGGCAAGTGGCAGATGGCCAAGGCCATCGGCGGCGGCATTCTGCAGAGCGTGGCCGACTGGAACATGGCGCTAGACAAGAGCGGCAACCTAGCTGCGGTCGTTGAGAACGCGCTCATCAAGACCGGCGCCCTTGACCGTGACTACAAGCGCGTGCCGATGCTGGAGGCGGCGCTGCAGGCTCCGGCTTCGGCCAAGGCGGGCGTCCAGGGCACGGCACTGAACACGACCGAGACTGTCTTGGCACTTAACAATTTGGCGATGGGCAAGCCGCGTTATCGCGTGCAGGAGACCGGCGAGTTTGTCTACTCCCCGCTCGGCGGCGTGGCTCCGCTTACCCAGATGGCTGGCGAAGGAAAGACCCTGGTGCCAGTGACTGATGCGGACCTAGACGAGCACCGCTACCAGCTTTACGCCAAGGAAAACGCAATCCGCAGCACCTACCTTGACATCATGGATGAGAAGCTGCTGGGCGTGAAACCTAACCAGAGCTTCACACTGCCTGCAGAAATCCTACTGGCACCGGAGAACTTGGCGCCGGGCTTTGCCGCGACCAGAGTGACCGGCGCAGCGCGTCTCGGAAAACTTTTCAGCGCCAAAACGCTGGGTGCGGCTGAGGCGGCGGCGGGCGGCAGCGCCAACATTATCGACAAGGGTGCGGACGTGTTCACGCGCGCCGTGCAGAAGATGACCTTTGGCGCACTGGACCGAAAGACGCAATCAAAGATCGCCAAAACCGCAGCCTATGGCGGTGGCGCCGGTGCCGTGGCGACCGTCATGTCTGGAGCGCCGGAGGAGGCGCGCAACACAGCGCTGGCGCTGATGAGCCTCTACCCGATGTACAAGATGGGTTCCGGTGTGCTTCGCCGCGTCGAGGGCGCGACCGGCACGGCCAAGATGATCATGCGCGAGTCGGCTGATGCGACCAACGGTATGGACGATGTGGCGCGGGCGGCCGTGGCCAACAATGCGGCGGTGCCGCGGGAGATCCGCGAGGCGTTGGTCAACCCAAGCAAGTTCGTCCCGCTGGAATCGACACCGGCGCGGATCGCCAAAAACGAGGCATTTTCCCCGCGCGTGCGCCAAGTGGCAGCGCGCCTAGCCAACCCGCTGATCGTGCAGGCTTCGCGCACCGCCGGTGCCGTGGGGCGTGGCGCAGTGGTTGGACCGCTGGTCAACATCCCCTTTGCCGAAGCCTACCGCGAGATGGGCGACGAGCAGACCGCAGAGGGCATCTACGGTGCCGGCGTGCTGTTTGGTGCGGGCGGCGGATTGGTTGGTCGTGTGGCCGGTGCCCGCGGGCGCCGGCGCGATGCGGCGGTGAGCGACATCGGGCGCATGCTGGTGGACATTCAGCAGAACAATGCGGGCGAGCTAGGACGTGCTGCGCCGGATCGGGCGGCCGAGGTCTACTACAGCATGAAGGAACCCGGCCGCATGCTGACCGACGTGGAGCTGGCGGGCGGCGACATCGACGCGCTGATGCGCAATACAAAATTTGAAGACCTCGCTGGCATGGCGGCCATGCAGGGATTCTACCGCGACTCGGTCGATTTCATCCCGCTCAACGGCCTTGACTACAACGCCAACGTCAGCGCGCTAGGTGGCAATGGCACGGCGGGATACTTCCTGCATGCACCGGAAGGTCAGCGCGCCCGCCTCTTCCTTAACGCCGACGCCCGCCGCACCGACGTGGCGCCGCATGAATACGGTCACGCCCTGCTGGCCAGCGCCGCCATGTCGCCAGAGATGAAAAACTCGGCCCGCGCCAGCATCAACCAGCGCTACGGTCCCGAGAAGCTGGACGCCATGGCACGCGAGTATGCCCGCAATGTGGTCGCTGGGCGCAATGCGCGGGAGTTCCCCGGACAGAAAATGGACGTGAGCGAGGCTGAGGTAGACAGCATCCTCAATGAGCTGACAGAAAATGGTTTGGCCCGCGGTGACGCCGACCGCCTTGACTGGCTGCGTGATGAAGTGTTCGCCGAAGAGCACCGTGCGGCCGGTATCGACTACGCCCAGATCCGCCGCGGCATCCCTGCGGGATTCAATCCGGTTGGCTTTGCTGAAAACGTGCTCGGTGCCAATGCTAGGGCGCTCGCAGCGGCAGGCGCGCCCATCGACCCGCAGACCGGCAAGCTGCAGGCGCCTCCCGACAGACTTTTCAAGGATAACCCAATCCTCGCCGCCGACCCAGTCATGCGCCGCAACATCCGGCAGTATGTCAGCGCCTACCAGCAGTGGCTCAACGACCCAGCGCATGAGGCTCCGGTCGGCGCCCCGCTGTCGCGCAGCGGCAACCCGAATGATCTGAAGAACAACCCAAACGTCACGTTCCGCGACTACGGCAACGGCCGCCTTGAGAACGAGCTGGCCTTCATCGACGAGAGCGGCAACGTCAAGTTGAGGGATAAAAAGAATGATTCCGACCGCGCCAAGTTCATTCGCGCCCGCCAGCAGCAGGTGCGCGAGATGATCGACCGCGGCACCAAGGAGCCGAACGACCCGACCTTTGGCGTCCGCTTCCGCGACGGTCAGCGCATTGTGGCCGGCAAGACCTTGCCGCCGCGCTTTGACCTCACGCGATTCCCTACGCCTCTCAAGCAACTCGCCCGCCGCATGGAGTCAATTGGCAACGCCGGAGAGACCATGCAGGTGCGCTACTTTGCATGGGGCAAATCCAGGGACTTATTCAAGCAAGGCAACGTGCGTGACGCGCGGGCCATCAACCGCGAGGTGATGTTCGTTGAGTGGCAAGCGACCAAGGACGGCAACATCAACGCCTTCGTTGTCGATCTCACGCAGTTCCGCAACCGCGCCATGAAGGCCATCGCCCAGCGCGACCCCTCGCTGGCCGAGATCAATTGGGACTTCAAGCAGCTCGAGGCCGACCTCCGCCGCGTGTTGGACAACCACGCCAACGGACGCGCCGGATCAGACGGCATCGGACCGGATCGTCGCAACGCCGTCAACGCCTTGCTCGGCATTGGCACCAAGGCCAACCGCGCGGCCAACCCGCTGACCGGACTGGGCGGCAAGGGTTCCGCACTCAAGACGCTGCGCCTTGATGCCTTTGATGATATCGCTGGCACCGGCCGCCAAGGCTTCAGCTTTGATTACCAAAAGGCCAACGGCAACTTCATGCCCGATGCCCCGGCTCCGCGACCAGACCTAGACACCGACCTGCCGGTGCGCATGCCCCAGCAGATCCCGCGCCCGGCTCAGGGGATGCCGGATGTGGCGGCTTCTGGTAGGGGTGATGGGATGCCTAAGACGCCTCGCCGTTACGTCCCAATGGAGCAGTTCATTAAGGAGGCTGGCGATGAACTTGGCGCAGTCTTGGCCAACGCTTACAACGACATGGACATCAACGAGGACAGGAACGCCCTTGTTGGCTTCGTTGACACGCGCAACTCCATGTATCGCCAGCGCATTCCGGTGAAGGAGTTCTTCGACTGGCTGCACTCGGATGAGCCGATGCGCGGCCTAGTCTTTGATAGCGAAAACAAGCCGGCCACGGCTGGCGAGGGCGCAAGCTACACGCGCGAAGGCTACGAGGCACTGCTCAACCGTCTGCGGGACATCAGCCTTCGCAAGCCGAAGAAATCAGCCGCCCAGCGTGGGCAGGCGATGCCGGATGTCACAATCACTCCAGACGAGGCCCGCCGCCAAGGCTTGGTCGGCCCAGTGTATCACGGCTCGCCAGACTTTAAGGGGCGCAAGTTTGATCCCAAGTATCGCGCCCGAAGCTCTGGCCTGTCGCGCGGCGGGGTTTCATTTACTGAGGATGTCGCCTCCGCTGACAGCTATGCTGGCGCGGGCGTTGACTCGGCGCAGGCTGCCGTGGACGCTGCCAATGACGTGATGCGTGACCTTGGCGCCCGCATGGAGGCTGGCCTCAAGCTGCGGGAGTTTGCCGATGTCAGCGAGGTTCCAGAGTTTAACGTGCGCTATGTGGACGACATGGATGAGCTGGCCAGCTATTTCAACGACCTCTCCAAGCGCATCCCCAAAGACCTTGGCGCCCGCCTGCGTGACGCTGCCAAGGCGATCAACGAGCCAGCCAATCCGGTAGTCGTAGAGGCTTACCTGCGCAATCCCAAGGAGATGATGATCGACGGCAAGCGGCTGCTGGTGGCCGAGAATCCTGACGACATCTTTGTGTCTGCGGCACGGCCTCCGCAAGATGCGCCATCAGCCGCCCCGCGCGCCCAAGCCATGCCGGACTCCCTCAAGTCCGTTCCCACCGACCAACTCCAACGCCAATACGAGGAGAACCAAGGCTACCTCGGGCTGTCCACCCTGGGCATGCGTGAGGGCCGTCCGGTGCGTGGCGGTGCGGCGCAGACCCGCGAGCTGCTCCGGCGCAACGAGGCGATCAGCGCAGAGCTGCAGCGCCGCGGCGTGCGGGAGGAAGATCCGCAGCTGCAGCGGGCGTTGCAGAGGCGTGGGCAGGCGATGCCGGATGCTGCTCCCGCAGGCGCCCCGCCTTTCTACATGAAGAGCGCCCAAGTGCTGGACGCCAAGATCCAAGGCAAGGCCGCCACAGCAGACCAAGTGCGCGCCATCCTCAAGAACCCGCAGAACGGCATCAAGGCCGAGGAGCTGAAGTGGACCGGCATTGAGCAAGCCGTGGAGCGCATCGCCAAGGAGAACGGCGGGAAGGTGCCCAAGGAGGCGCTGCTGCGGTATCTGCAGGAGGATGGGGCGGTGAGGTTGGAGGAGGTTGTGCTGCCGGAAGATTCAAACATTACGCAAGCAGCGAATGATCCAGATTTTGACCCAGCCATGTATCGCGATGACCGCGCAAAGTTTGGTCAATACCAATTGCCGGGAGGAGCCAACTATCGTGAAGTCGTGTTAGCAATGCCGGCTAAAGCTGCGCTACGAAAAGAACTCAAAGAAGTCATTAATCAGTTTAACACGGCAGACGATCCCAATTTGCGCTCACAGCTTGAACAGCAGATGCGACAACTTGAAGTGAGAATGGCTGAAATGCCAGATGACTACGCCTCGTCTCACTTCCAAGGGGTTCCCAACTACGTTGCCCACATGCGCCTCAACGAGCGCACTGATGCCGCGGGTAAACCGGGGCTGTTTCTGGAGGAGATCCAGAGTGACCGGCATCAGGCTGGGCGGGTTGCAGGATATGTTGGTGAAGAAAAATATAAAGAACTTCCCGCTGGTTATACGTTTACGATTGAAAATGGAATGTATTGGGTAAATGACCCAAACGGGGATCAATTTACATCCAGACAATACAGCGGTGAATCGGCAAAAAATGAGGCGATAAATAGACTGAACACTGAGGCGAGGGGCACAACGCAGTCACCAATCCCCGACGCCCCCTTCCGCAAAGACTGGCCCGTCCAGATGTTCAAGCGCGCCCTCGCTGATGCCGTTGGAAGCGGCAAGGAGTGGATTGGGTGGACGACTGGGGAGACGCAGGCGGCGCGGTATGATTTGAGCCAGCACTTTGACCGGATTCGCGTTCATAAAATTGAAAGCCCAGCTGATCAGGCGGGATGGCACGTTGAAGCATCTGGGAATGATAGCCTGCGGCGCGTTGCAAAAACCGACCAAGAGCTTGCCGATACAATAGGCAAAGAGCTTGCCGATAAGGCAATCAAGCAGATAACGACCCAGGTTGAGAAAGACGCCAAGCTGACGCAAAAGCAACGCGCAGCAACAACGGCCGACCCATACGAGGCAGACTTTACAGGAGTTGATTTGCGCGTTGGCGGCGAAGGCATGAAGGGCTTCTACGACCAGATCTTGCCCAAGGAGATCAGCAAGTATGTGAAGCAGTGGGGTGCGCAGGTGGAGAAGGGCGAGATTTCGCAGCGCGTTGATGCCACCGAAGATGATGTCGCTGCCCTTCGCCGCGTTGGCATGCGCGTTCCGAAGACCATTCCCAAAACTGTCGAAACCCCCATCTGGCGCGTCAACATCACCCCGCAGATGCGCGAGGGGATCAAGAAGGCTGGGCAGGCGTTGTTTGTTGGCGGGATGGCCGCCGTGGTCGCCGAGCAGGAACAACAATAGCTCATCTGGCACGCCCGGAAGGAGACTTGAGGCCCGCTCCGGCGGGCTTCGTCATTTGTGCCAAACATCCCGGAGATCCACCTCGCGGTCGAAGACAGCGTAGAAACGTGCCGTGGTCGAAGGCTCGGAATGCCCGAGCATGTGCTGCACCAAGCTGATCCTGCCGGTCTCATTCAGCACATCGCTGCCCGCCTGCTTGCGCAGCTCGTAGGCCGCCGCCCTCCGGTCCGGCAGAAACTCGCGCACCCACATGTTGAAGTTGCGCTCCATGAATTTCACCCGCATGCCCTTGGTGCGCCCCGGCACCATGAAGTCGTCCGCGGCGAGCAGCTCTGGCACCATCCACGCCGGCACCGCCATGACCCGCCCGCGCTTGGCGCCGGTCTTGAGTGTCAGCCCTTCGTCCTCCCGCTCAATCAGCACCAACACATGCCGGTCGCCGCGGTCTTCGATCCAGCCCTTGCGACAGTAGGCGACCTCCTTGGGCGTCATGCCCAAGTAGCGGGTCAGCAGGAATGCCCGCCGCGTGGCGCCGCCGATTGCCTTGCTGGAGTTATCCATCTTGCCAAGTATCTCCGGCGGAATTCGCACAAAGGTCGAGACCGGCGCCTTCATGCCCTTGGTCATGGCGGCAAACTCTTTGATGCAGTCCGGCAGCGGGAAGCCGCGCCAGTCCATCGGATTGCAGAACACGCTGCGCGCCCCGGAAAGCACCGAGCGCATCGTGTAGGCGCTGCCCTGGTAGGTCGTGCGGTATTTGGCCGCGGTGTCCGGCGAGATGACCGTCAGCGGCCGCGCCTGCACCCGCTCGTTGTCCTGCCCGAGGACGAGCCGCAGCATGCGCAGGAGGCGATTGACATTGGTCTGCTTCGTGTCAATCTGCGCGACCTTCAAGTAATGATCGACCGCTTCGCCAACCGTTTTGTGAACCGCCCGCTGGCCGTGCGCCCGCAGGGCCGCCAAGCCGTCCCGGTAGGCATCAGTGATCATGCCCTTGGCCTTCTCTTTGGCCATGACGAGGTCGCGCAGCCCGGTCGAGATGCGGATGCGCTTGGTCGTCTGCGGGTGGCGGAATTCCAGCTGCCAGCGCGGCGAGTCGGCAGTGCGGTAGAGCTTGCCGGCCATGCCGCCCACCTTGATGTCGTGCGTGTCCATGCGACAGACTCTGCCACCGGAAAGCATGTCTGGCAAACTTTGACGGCAACTTTGCCAAAATTAAGTCAATTCAGATCAAACCAGATCAACTCAAACAACAACCTCTACAGAGACAACCGTGCTTTCGCCAGAGTAGCACAGCGGTAGTGCAGGGGACTCATAAGCCTTCGGTCCTTTGTGTCCGATGGCTGGTTTGTCGAATAGTTTGTCAGCAGTAGGCCGCTTCCCTGCGGCAAATGTCCGCCTCAATCCCCGCAACCTCCTCGGCGAATGGCAGCACATCGAGGTCGGCGCAGGCATGCCGCACGCTGTCCGCGCACAGGCACTGCCGGCGCATCATGGCGAACAGCTCCGGTGAGTCAAAGCGCCGGCCAGCGATGCGGATGCCGCCCCAAGGGAACGTGCCGGTGGCGAGGTAGTCGTGGCGGGTCATTGTTCCTCCAGGATCAGCTCGCGCTTTACCTTACCGCGGAAGACGCGGACGCACTTGGTTTCGTAGACGTAGAACTCCCACGGCGCTGCGATCTCGTCATCTTCGTCGGTGGCGTAAATGTGGCTTTTTTCGCGGCAGTAGGCTTCGGCTTCGGCGAGCGTATCGAACGATCCGTCGTGTTCCCATTCGCCGTTTTTTTCGACGCTGTAGTAGACTTGGAACTCGGTGACGTTGAGGTCGGTATTGTCGCAGGATGTTTTGCGTTTGGTGGCTTTGGCTTTCATGTGGTGTGGTTATGTGTTGGTGGTTAAGAAAGTTCAAGGGTCATAGCTGCGGCCGGTGCTGCTGCGTCGCGCTGTACCAGTGGACATACCGCGGGATGCGGAAGAGCAGGTGCCGCGGCACGGCGTAGCCCTCGTAGGACGTGTAGGTGTCCTCGATGCTGCTGTCCTGCGGCACCTGCACCTGGATGCGTACGTCATGCCTCCAGTTGCCGTCCGGGTCGGCCTCGACCGGGATGGTCAGCGGCGTCAGCCCCATGTACTCGCCATTGAGGAAGACCACGGCGCCGATGGGCTGGCTGGCGATCTTCATGGGGACGATGCGGGCGGTTGGCCGGCGGATATCTGGCTCAGGCGCCGCGCAGCCGGATAGGACGGCTGCGGTTAGGATGGCGAGGAGGCGTGTTGGCATTTGATGGCATTCTTTAGCGTTTGTTGGCATTGTCAACGTGTTATTTGCAAAGTTGTTGCTATTGCTTGTCATTAAGCGACTTACTTGAGCGCCTTTTCCATCCTGTCGGCCATGCCGCCGACATTGCGCAGAATCATCGCCCGGAATTGCTCGGTGAGCGGACCCTGGAACGCATCCTCGAGGTCCATGTAGAATTCCAGCGCCACGGCGACATACTTGGCGGCTTTGTGATCTGCGGCCGCAGCCCGCCGGTGCATGCGGTCATGCAGGTCGGTGCTGAGGTTGGCGAAGACGCCCTTGCGGGTGTCCTCCTTGTATCTTGGCTTCTTGGTGCTCATAGGTGCTGCTGTTTGCCAATAGACTCCAACGGATGCCAACGGATGTCAAATAGGGACTTTGCCCCATGCCAAGGAATGCCAAAAATAATCCTTGCAGTGTTGGCAGTCTTTGGCATTATTTGGCTATCCGATGCACGCCCACTTCGTGAATCAAGTCGCCCAAAAGGTTTGCCCACGTTGCCAAGGAATGCCAAGGAACGCCTTTCTATGACACACCACACACAACTGCTCACGATCCGCGACGCGGCGAATGCCCTCCGGGTGAGCTATGCACAGACCCGCCTCTGGGTTTTAGAAGGCCGGCTGCCGTCGATTGCCCTCGGGCAACGCACACGCCGGATACCCGCAGACCAACTCGCCAAGTTCATCGCGAACAACACCACGGGAGGAAACTGATATGACGCCGACATTAATCGAAACGATCAACTACCTGTTGGACGGACCATTCGTTCCCTTCGCCGTCCTCTGCGTCATCACGCTGATCCTCTGCGACTGGATTGAAAGGAAAGGACGGTCCCTATGATCGACCTCAACATTGACCGGCCGTATCACCCGGAAGCGCTCTGCGAGTGCGGCGACCCTGAATGCCTCGGACCCGCCGATGCCGCCATTCCGGTCGTTGAGGCGCTGGCCGCTTCGCTGCCGCAATTGCAGTCGCCGATGCTCAGGCTCATCAAGGAGCGCAATGAGGCGCGGCGCCTTGCCGTGGCGATGGTCAACGCGACGAACGTCAACATGCTCAAGCAGAGCGTGGCCATGGAGAAAGCATTCACCGACATCTGCAAGTCTCAAAGCAAGTGGGACAAGCGGAGTTACGAGGAGGTGCCGCAATGAGCTACGAACTCGGAGACCCGGACGACCGCTGCTGCGACGAGGGCCGCGAGGCGGACATCGAGGAGCGTGACGCAGAGGACTGCAGCAAGGCTTACGGCGTGCCGCATGATCCCTACGCGCATCGCACGCCGGAGGAAGATGCCGAGTGGGAAGCGGATAAGCGCTTGGACTACGAGGCGGATCGGATCTGCGGGCATCACTGGGGGAATTGTTAGCCATGCAAACACGTCATCCTTGCTGGGCAATTTGGAAGGGCATGAAGCAACGCTGCGACAATCCTAATCGCAAAGACTTCGCCTATTACGGTGGTCGAGGAATTGGCTACGACCCCAAGTGGTCAACGCTTGCTGGGTTCCTTCAAGACATGGGCGAGCGCCCATCTTTCAGCCACACGCTGGATCGGATTGATGTCAACGCTGGGTACAGCAAGGCGAATTGCCGCTGGGCCACGCGCAAAGAGCAAGCACGCAACCAGCGCAACAACATCATCGTAGACGGCCGCCTCCTCGTTGAGCTGGCCGAAGAACAAAACGTCAGTTTGCGCGCTATGTATTCGCGCCATTACCGCGGAGGAAAACAATGTGGATACTAACACCATCAATCACGTCAGCCTTTGCAGCGGCTACGGGGGCATCGACCTCGGCCTCAAGCGAGCAATTGGCGAGCGCCTGCGCACAGTCGCTTTTGTGGAGGTCGAGTGCTTCGCCGTCTGCAACTTGGCAGCGAAGGCTGAAGCAAAACTCTTGGACAACGCACCTATCTGGAGCGATCTGCGAACCTTCCCTTGGGGAAAGTTTCACGGACTGGTGGACATCCTCTCTGGCGGCTACCCGTGCCAGCCATTCAGCGCAGCCGGCAAGCGACTCGGCGCCGAAGACCCAAGACACCTCTGGCCCTACATATCAGCCGGAATTGCTGCAATGCGACCAAGTGTCTGTTTCTTTGAAAACGTCGAGGGACATATCAGCCTTGGGCTTCCCGACGTGCTGCAAGACTTGGCAGGAATGGGTTACCGAACGACGTGGTGCGTGGCGTCAGCGAGTGAATGCGGCGCGCCTCACCAGCGGAAGCGGGTCTTCATCTTGGCCCACGATACGAGCCTCGGAATACAAGGACGTTGGCCCAGTTGGATCGAAGAGTCACGACCACATGCTGGGCAAGCACTACCTCTGCGCGGTGGTGACGCAGGATGCGGCCACGAATGGCCAAGCCGCCCCGGCGAGCAGCAGTTCGCTTGGGAGCCGCCAAGGGTTGTGGGCAACGCCGCGCAGTGCGATGGCGTCGATGCATCCAGAATATGGGGAGCATTGGAACGAAAATCGCGGCGGCGAAAGTCTTGCGACACAAGCGTGGAAGCGGCAGCCGGAGCACTGGGGCACGCCAACAGCCCGCGACCACAAGAGCGGCCGAGGCAACGAGGAGCGGCAATACAAGGAGCTGACGCCGATGGTGGAGAGAACGCAGGCGGGGAAATTAAACCAGAATTGGGTTTGCTGCTTGATGGGAGTGCCGATGGGTTGGGTGGACCCAATGTGTCCGGTCTCAGTGATCAAGAACTGGCCGAGATTCGTCAGTGGATGGCTACGTCCACAAACCGCACCGATTCCCTGCGGCTCCTCGGCAACGGAGTTGTGCCGGCCACCGCAGAGCGGGCTTTCCGAGTTCTCGTTGGCGAGCTGATGGAGGCAATCACATGACCACCCACGACATCGACCTCGTCACGCAATGGCTCGCCGCGCGGGACAACGAGAAGACCGGCGCCAAGGTCTACCACGGCGAGCGGCCATGTTTGCCGGCGGCTGCCATGTTGGCGGTGGCTGAGAGGATCTGGAGGAAGCGCAAGTGATCAAGCCGCTCGCCATCGCCACGGCATGCACATTGTTTGCAGGCTGCTCCGCGGCGTCTTGGCGGGCGACCGCGCCGCACAACGCGCCGGCTGCCTGGGAGTACAATTCCAAGATGGAAGGCTGGCTGGCGCTGCGCGATGGCTGGATGCGACTGACGGCGCCGCGTGGGTTTGAGTGGGATGACCTTACGCAGTCTTACAGGGAGAGGTTGAGATGAAGGCTGTGGCACCGGACAAGCTGTGCGCCTGGCAGGTCGAGGACGACATCTATCACGTCCAGAGCCGTGACCCGTGGCTTTCCGGCGTGCTCTTAGACATGGGCATGAAGCGGATCGCGCGGGCTATCAAGGGCGGGCATTTGCATATCTTTGAGACGGACCAGGGCATCGCGCCGCTGCGGCCGCTGATGCGGCGGCATCGAGGGAGGATTTTGCGGTGATCGCCTTGGTCGAAAATAATCCGCGGGCGCTTCAGAGTAATTCTGCGGCGGTTTCGAGGCGCTTCCCTGATGGAAATGTGCCGCTAAATGGGCAGCGGATTGCGCGAGCGGCCAAGGCGCGGCCGACGATTGAGGAGCTGCGGGAGTATTTGGATTACGAGCCGGAGACTGGGGTTTTGCGGTGGAAGAAACCGAAAGCGTCAAACACGCGCCCCGGCGACATCATAACCGGCAAGGGCGCTCAAGGATATCTGCGGGTACGGTTTAATGGGCATTTGTTTTATGCGCATCGAGTTGCTTTTGCGTTGATGCATGGCCGCTGGCCGCATCCTTGCTGCGACCACATCAATGGCAACAGGACAGACAATCGCGCAGCTAATTTGCGCGAGTGCAACTACTCCGGCAACGTCCAAAACACTCGGAAGCCACATAACAATACCAGCGGAGTAAAGGGCGTCTGCTACCACAAGCCATCCGATGGATGGATCGTGAACATCCAGTGCAACAGGGTAATGCACAGCAAATATTTTAAGCGGTTTGATGATGCCGCCGCGCACGCAAAGCAGCTTCGAGAAGAACTCCACGGCGAGTTCGCTAGACACTAATATGGGAAGACCAAAAACACGCAGCAAGCCCAGGGGCACCGCCAAGTCAACCAAGCTGGTCGAGGCTGAGGATGGCCGGCAGATCGTCAGCGTCCAAGGCCACACCGGCGAAGATGTGCCTCCGGGCAAGGTCGCTGAAATCCTCGCCGCGCATGTCGGCGGCATGCCGGCCACACGCATCGCTCGGGCCTTTAATACATCGTTCCACACCATCATTGCGCTGATCCGCAATCGCCCCGAGGCGCTCGAGAAAGCCCGCCAGACGGCAGCCAACAATTGGAAAACTTTGGCGGCTGTCGGCACCGCGGAACTGCTTGATCGTGTGCCGGATATGAAGGACCACGGCTTGGTCATCATGTCGGCGGTGGCAAGCGAGAAGGCAGAGCTGTTGAGCGGCGGCGCAACGCAGCGCGTCGAGCATGTGATGGCTCCGGCGGCTGACGCTTGGCAGGACTTCGTGTCAGGGCTGCGGAAGAGCGACCAGGTCATTGACGTGGCGTTTGAACCGGTCGGCTCAGTGTCGGCCGAGGCGCAAAAGGCTGCTGCCCTGCCGGCTGCTGCTATTGAGATTGAGACTGGAGCTACAGAGTAATCCGAGAGATGAGCCGCAAACTGATGAGACCGTTAATGAGACAACAGAGTAGAGCCACCATACATGAGAGTTATTGGATCGTGTTATGGAGGGGTGGAGGGGGTCTTGCATTATCAATTTCTCTAATACCCCCGACCGCTTCGGCCTCCCAAAATTTTTAGCAAAAACACCTTATGATCAAAGACATCCTAACCCGCGCCAAGTCAACCTTCAGTCAACCCATCAGTCAACCCGCCCCAGAGCCGCCCACAGAACCCGCCAAGCCCGCCCCAGAGCCGCCCACAGACGCAGGCCGCGCCCAACCGCGCCCAACCGCGCCCATGGGCACACCTCCCGAAGCCATCCTCAAAGCCGCCCCCAAGACCGCCAAAGAGCTGGCCGTGGAAACCGCCGTCCAAGTCGGCTACAGCGCCGGCGATGAGGTCTCCGCGGTGATCTGCCGCCACCAGACCGCCCGCCACCCGAACATGCTCTTCGTCGAGGTGCCCGGATGGTCGGAGCCGGTGGTCTGTTTTGTGAAGGACGCCAAGAGCTGGCAGCCGGTCAACCCTCCGTACAACCGCCTCAAGGCCCGCTGGTCAGGGATGGCCGATGTCGAGGGGCGGCTGATCTTTGAGTCGGCTGATGAGTGCAAGAAATCCCGACTGATTCGCCGGAAATGAGCGTAGCCGCCACCAACTACGTCTGGACCCAGTCGCCCGCGGAGGGCGCCGACCGGCTCGTCCTGCTGGCCTTGGCGGACTTCGCCGATGAGAGCGGCAACTGCTTTGGTTCATGGGGAAAGCTCGAGGAGAAGACCCGGCTGGCCCGCGCCACGGTTGCCCGCTGCCTTCGCCGCCTGCAAGACCGCGGCGAGCTGATCATGGTCGAAAAGGGCCACCGCAAGCTGGCCGGAGACGGCGCCGAGGCATCGATTTGGAAGATCCCCGGTGTGTCCGCCGAGATGGGTCTCAGAATGAGACCGGTCTCAGAAAGAGACCCAAGTAGTGTCAGAATGAGACCCAAGTGGTGTCAGAATGAGACCCCAACTATAAGGAACAATAAGGAACGTAATAAAGGCGCTGACGCGCCAGCTCCGGCGATTTCATCGCCTTCGCATCCTTCTTTCTCGGAAGTAGCGGCACCCAAACCAAAACGCGCCACCGCTCCCAAATTCGACCCAGCATCTATTCCGCTGCCCCACGGTCCCGGCCTCGCCCGCGCCTGGGCCGAGTTCGCCCAACACCGCCGCGAGCTGCGCGCCCCGCTCACGCCCACCGCGGCCAAGCGCATCATCGATGACCTCGCCGCCGTCAACGAAGCCGCTGCGGTCGAAGCCCTGCGCAAGTCGGTCAAGCACGGCTGGCGCGGCTGCTTCGTCGAAGCCCCGGCCAAGCCCGTGATCGTCGAGTTGCCACCCCAAGGCCGCCCAAAACAGACCGCCCTCGAGCGCTCGCTTGCCGAGATGCGGGAACAATTCGCCAAGGAGAACGCGGCGTGACGCAGCCGGTCCTGTTTGCAGTTGAGGATGGCGAGCACTCGGCGGTGACGCAGGGCGCTTCCGTGGATTTTGAGTCGAATGACTACAAGGGCAAGGTCAGCGAGGCCGCCTTTGCCTACCAGGCCGTTCTGCGCGGCTGGGACGTTATCGATGCGGGCGGCGCCGCCGATTACGACCGCATCGTCAAGCGACCATACACGCGCGCCATCCTTGTGCAGGTCAAGCGGGCCTACCGCGACGAAGGCCGCACGCTTTACATCGTCAACTGCTCAAAATCCCGCAAGGGCGCCAGCGGCCGGCAGCAATACAGCTCCACGGCGTTCGACATCTTGGCCGTTCACCTGGCCGACATTGACCGCTGGGTTTTTTACACCCGCTCAGAAATAGGTGACCGTGTTCGCGCCTGCTACATCCTGCCCGAAGATCGCAAAAACAAGACTAGCGTCATCGCCATGGCCGCCCGCGATCCCGACAACTGGGAGCTTTTAGACCAAGTCGCAGCAATTAAGGCCCAAGAATCTTTGACCCCTAAGACAACAAATGTCCCACCCTATCCTTAATACTCCATAAATATTTATGAAACCCGCCAAAAGCACCAAGAAAAAGGCGAGCGCCCGCAAGGCGCCGAAAACCACCCTCAACATCAACGTCGAATACGTCGAAGCCATCGCCGACGAGTCCATCGCCACCATCATGGCCCTGCGCGCCCTCGTCCGCCAGCTCGCCGACGAACTGAAGGAGGCCCGCCAATGAGCACGATGATCCCTGACCTGGTCGTGGGCGAAATAGGCTTCGGCAACAACTTTGGCGCTTACAACGAGCTAGCTCTGGAGGAGCGCGTCCGCGAGCTGATCAAGCGCAACAACCGCCTCCGGCGCGTCTTGGAGCGGTGCGCCGCGCTGTCGGAGGACGTGGCCAACGACAAGCATGAGGCGCTTCTCGAGGCTGCCCAGCCGCTATGAGCACGCCCTGCGAGCAGGCCCGCGCCATCGCATCCGCCCGCCGGTTCCTGCTTGATCTTTGCTGTGGGAAGATCAAGCGGGTTCCGCGGGAAGTCCGCCTTGAGGCCCGCTCCCGGGTCAAGCACCTGCCAATGAGCTGGGATCTTGAGCGCATCGTGGAGGACGACCTCGCCATGGAGCAGATGGAGCAACTGGAAGAGCACTACCGGAAGCAATTCTGGGAGGAATGCGGCGTCAAGCGGGAGGCGTACGAGCTATGAGCGCCGGCAAAGGGGACAGCCCGCGGCCGGTCAACGGCGACCTCTACCGGCGCAACTACGACCGCATTTTTTCGCCAAAAACCCCCAAAAAATCCTTGCCCTCTATGCCTACAACTGCCAACATATGCCAACAGATCACGCCACGACAGAAAGCCGTAACTCGTCATGGCCGCTGAACCACAACCACCGCCACCGCCCGAACACCACATCACACCATGGCTCGAAGAAACATTTCGCCTCGTAGACGCCGCCTGCGACCGCTGGGAACGTCGCCGCGCGGACCTCGCACGGAGGAAGGCCGCAAATGAGCAGCGTCTTTGTCATAACGACTCAGCTGCTGCTGGTCGCCTTCATGGTCGTGACGCTTCTGGCCCTGGGGAATGACGACAACGACGGAGGCCACGCCTAAATGAAACGCACCGTGCCCCAGTCGCCCGCCACCGAGCGCGCCGTCCTGGGCAGCCTCATGGCCGAGCCGAACCTCGTTGACGAGGTCTCCGGTCTCCACGCCGATCTATTCTTCACGCCCGCGCACCGGCTGGTCTTTGAGACCATCACCGAAGTTCGCGCCTCCGGCGGCACACCCAACGTCATCGCCGTGACCCAGCGCATCGATGCAGCGCACAAGCTAAATTCGGTCGGCGGTGCCGGTGCCCTTACCGAGATGCTCGGCAACTCCGCGGGCGGCCCCGCCGCAGTGGAGTACCACGCTCAAACATTGCGCGACCTCCACGCTCGCCGCCGGATCATTGACTCCGCAGTCGCCATGCAGGCCGCCGCTCAAGACATGGCAACCGACGCCGACAGCGTCCTCCAACAATCCGGCGAAGCGGTCTTGAGCCTTTCGCTGACCACCGCCACCGACAGCATGCGCGCTCCAAGCGCCATCGTGCCGGGCCTCCTCGACGAGCTGGAGGCACTGATGTCCGGCAACCGCAAGCTCGGCCTGCAGACCGGCATCAAGGACTTTGACCAAGTCACCGGCGGTCTCCGCGGCGGCCAGCTCACCATCGTTGCCGGGCGTCCCGCCATGGGTAAGAGCGCACTGATGTTGAACATGGCCGACAACATGGCCCGCCGCGGCGTGCCGGTCGTTTATTTCTCCCTTGAAATGCCCGCCAACGAACTGGCCGCCCGCGTTGTCCTTTCGCGCGCTGAGACCAATACCGAGATCATCCGCAACGGCTTCCTCACCGCATCCATCAAGCACAGGATTATGGACGCCGCCACGCAGTTCGCCAGCGAGCCGCTCTACGTTGACGACCGCGGCGGCCTTACGCTGCTCGACATCCGCGGCCGCGCGCGCTTGGCCGTCCGGCGCTGGGGCGTGAAGTGCATCTTCGTTGACTACCTGCAGCTCGTCTCGCACAGCGGCGCCCAGTCCCGCGAAAACGAAGTCGGCTTCGTCTCCCGCGGACTCAAAGCCATGAGCATGGAGCTGGGCGTGCCGGTGGTCGCCGCCGCCCAGGTCAACCGCCAAGCGGAAAACCGCAGCGACAACCGCCCCAAACTTAGCGACCTCCGCGAGTCCGGCAGCATTGAGCAGGACGCCGACATCGTGTGCTTGGTCCATCGCCCCTGCTACTACGCCGTGCAGGACCAAGAACCCGACCCGCAGGACGCCGAGCTGATCGTTGCCAAGCACCGCGCCGGCCGCACCGGCACACTCAACCTTACTTGGCGTCCAAGCCTCACCCGCTTTGAGGGCACCGCCCCGGTTGGCCGCACCAGCGACAGCGATGGCTCCGTCTACGCGCCGGACAAACAGCTCTGGGAGGCGCTCAATGAATAGCGCGATTGCCGTATGCGGCAGCGATAAGCGCAACGCCGACTACTGGCGCTCTCGCGTTAGCAAGCGCCGCTGGATCAAGGACAACAAAGAGGTTGAGTCCACAAATTACTATGTGCGCATTCAAAGAAACGGCGAAAGACGTGAATACCACCTAAAAACGCAAAACATTGATGAGGCCGCCGAGCGCGCAGCAAATTTATGGCAGGAACTGCTCGCGTCCGTTCCAAAGTGGAAAAACAACGAAACCAAGCCGCTTTGGTTTGTAGATCCCTCGCACACTAATGTGCTGCGTCTTGCCGACTTTTCTGCCCAGTGCGCAGGCGTATATTTTTTAATGTTTCAGAGTCGTGTCGTTTATGTCGGCGCGACTCATTGTGTAGCCAAGCGCATTGGCGATCATTGCCGAAACAAGCGATTTGACCGCGCTTACTTTATTCCGGCCGAGTTGCAGCACGCATTCGCTATTGAGCGAACATATATTCACAAGCTGCAGCCCGTTTACAATCGCGCAGGAACATCACGCCGAGCTACGGATCGACGCAACGGCCTAAAGGAGGCCGCATGATTAACTCCCGCCAGAAAGGCGCATGCTTTGAACGCGAAGTCGCCAAGGCGTTGACCGCCGAAGGATTTCCGGCAAAGCGGGGTGCGCAAGTGAGCCAAGGATCGTGGGGAATCTCGGCTCCCGATGTTGTCGTGCCCTGCTTGCCGGATTGGCACTTTGAGTGCAAGCGCCACGGCCGCGCCCGCTTTGATCTTGATGCGGCCATGGCTCAAGCGCAGCGCGACAAACTCCCGGAGCAACGCGCCGTAGTTGTCCACCGCAAAGACGACTGCCGCCGCCTTTATACGCTCAACGAAGAGGACTTCTGCGCCCTGATGCGTCACTCCGACTTTCCTATCCAACCAAAAACCCAACCAAACACATAACCATGCCATCCAAAACCATAACCACGCCCGTGGGCATCGCCCGCTACGCCAGCCTCAATAAACCCGACACGAAGTTCGATGAAGTCGGCGTTTACAAAGTCAACCTCGAGATGTCTGCCGAGGAAGCCGAACCGTTCCTCAGCCAAGTCGAGTCCCTGCTCGCCGAGTTCGTTGCGCAGAAAAAGGCCGAGCTGAAGAAGGACAAATTGAAAATGCACGCCGCGCCGTGGGAAGACAACGACGGCCTCGTCCAACTCAAGCTCAAGGTGAAGGCCATGGGCAAGGGCAAGGACGGCGAGATGTACAGCCGCGCACCCAAGCTCTTCAACGCCGCGGGCGAACCCATCACCGACAACATCGGCGGCGGCTCCAAGATCAAAGTCGCGGTAGTTCCCTACTGCTGGTACACGGCGTCCCTCGGCGCCGGCGTCACGCTCCAGCCCAAAGCGGTGCAAGTCCTTGAGCTGGTCACTTGGGGCGACGGTGGCAGCGCCGTGTCCTACGGCTTCGACGTGTCCGAAGCCAAGCCTGCCGCACGCAAGACCGGCACTGACGACGAAGAGATTAGCTGGTAATCGCCATGCCCAAGAAAAACACCACACGCAAGCCGAGCACCAAGGGCAAAGCGGCGAAAGCCGCCAAGCCCGCGGAGCCGGACCGCTTTACTGAGGACGGCCGCAAAATCGTCCGCCTTGAGAAGACCCGCGCCCACCAGAAGTATCCGCTCAAAGACGGAACCGACGTTCCCGGCGCCAGCACCATCGCCAAGATCGGCGAGGACAGCAGCGGCTTGATTCATTGGGCGTGGAAGCTCGGCATGGAAGGACAAGACTACCGCAAGGTGCGAGACAAGGCCGCCGACATCGGCACCATCGCGCACTTCCTCATTGAGTGCTTCCTGCACGGTCACGTTGCCGACCTCTCCGAGTTTAGCCCCGCGGATGTCGAGAAAGCGACCATCGCGTTCAACAACTTCAAGCGCTGGTGGGACAGCGAAGGCTTCACCGTCATCGAACCCGAAGTGCAGCTCGTCTCCGAGGAATACCTTTTCGGCGGCACCATCGATGCACCGTCCCGCGACCGTGACGGCAAGATCGTCCTCCTTGACTGGAAGACCAGCAAAGCAATTGTCGGCGCGCACAAGATCCAGCTGGCCGGCTACGAGCAGCTCTGGAACGAGAACCGCCCTAACATGAAAGTCCAGCGCCGCGGCATCGTGCGCATCGGCAAGGAGTCGCCGGATGACTTTGAGGTGTCGTGGATCTTCTCCGCAGAACCCCTGTGGGAAAACTTCAAGGCCCGCCTCGCGCTCCACTACGCAAACCTTCGGCTCAAGAAGGCTGCCTAATGCCCCGCAGAAAATACATAGCCATCGTCCGGCGCAAGCTCGGCCGCGAGAAAGCGGACGGCATGACGCTGGGCGATGGCCGTGTATACATTGACCCGCGGCAAAGCGGCATCGATGAGATGGACACCATCATCCATGAATTGTTGCACGACTGCTTTCCCCACCTGAGCGAAGAAGCCGTTGCCGAGGCCGCCGGCACCATGTCCCGCAGCCTCTGGCGCGACAAGTGGAGGCGAGTGATCGAATGACCGCCGCTGGATACATCCTCATCGGCCTCGCCATCGGCGTGGTGCTCGGTGCCCTGGCGGCCTACGGCGGCATGTTCGCCTGGGCCATCCGCTACGGAAACAACGAAGAAGAATAATTATGAAAAAACCCGCAGGACTATACGCAAACATCCACGCCAAAAAAGCCCGCATCGCCGCCGGAAGCGGTGAGAAGATGCGCAAGCCCGGGTCCGCCGGCGCTCCGACCGCCAAAGCCTTCCGCGCATCCGCCAAAACCGCCAAAGCGCGCCGATGAGCGATCCAACCGTCACATTTCTGCGCAACTTCAACCGCTGGCGCCGCGGTGAAGATGACCGGCAGCCGCCTAGCGGCCTAAAGGTCGGCAAGGCGATTGATGAAGCCTGCGACAAGATTGAGCGCCTTGAGCAGGAGCTGCGCGAGGCCAGAAGGATCGCCAACGAAATGAGCGAATCCAACGAGGTGCTGCTGGCTGACCTGCACTACACTCGACATGACTTAAAAGAGGCGCTTAACAAGCGATGACCTCCAGCGTCCTCATCGCCTTGGTGGGCTTTATCTACTTCGCCGTCGCCATCGACCTCGGCCTGCTCCAGCACAAGTTCTGGCACGCCATAATCTGGCTCGGCTACGCCATCGCCCAAGCTGGCCTGTGGCGAATCACTATTTATGAGTAAGTACGATATTATGACACCGGAAATTGAAGAGATTGACAAAGCCATCGTCCTTCTCAAGTCCAAGCGCACCAAACTTGTTGCCGAGGCGGCCAAGCGCAAGGCCGACGCCCTCTGCGCGGAGATGCGCAAGCGCAAATCCAAATGACTTTCAAGTTGCAGGCTCAAGCGGGTTCTCGCCGGCGTTCATGTGGTGTGACGCCGCGGACCATCTCCGGGATGCCCAGCTCCACCGAGCGAGACGAGTGGGGCGCCTGCACATTCTTTTTGTCCGGGCAGCGTAGTAAACGAGGAGCACCGTATGGTGTATCCTGTGGTCGGGAGAGGGATATGGCTTATTGGTCGTGTCGGCCCCAGATAATACGGCACCCCACTACCCTCGCAACCATGGTCACCCGTGCGTCTGAAAAGGTGCGGCCGCACCGTCCCCGGCAAAACAAAGGTGCCGCCTCGCTGACAAAAGCCCCTTCGGCTTTTCGCAAGATAGGCGAAGCGGTCAACAGGCAGGGAACGCTAACCATCACCGGCTGGCAATGCGCGTCTGGGCGCTGAAATGCCGGTGGCCCTGTCTCTTTTTTTCATATGATCTCCTGGCCGCCCCACAACTTCCGCGTCGAAGTAGACGGCATCGGCATCTGCCGAGTCCTCTACGTTGTCGCACAGGGCGGCCTTGAGAACGATTACGTCACTGTCTGCCGCGAGAATGGCGGCCGGTGGCTGACCGCGCGCATCGACCAGCTCGCCTGCGCAGAGAATCCGACTTTGGACATTTTGGGCGCCGCGCCGGTTTAAACAACGGCTTCGGGGGAAGCTGGCGGCTGCGCAGTCGCACCGGCCGGCGCCCGATCTATTTCGTGAACGAGCACGCACAACGATTTAAGCCCACGCCGCATCCGGTTATGCAGGTCGATCTTGACCTGCTCGAGAAGCTGGGCGCCGACGAAGGCTGGAAATATCTCAAAACACGCGAAGAACTGATCGCCCGCGAGGCATCAGACCCGTTCCGCTATGGCTACATCCCGCCGGTGTGGAAGCGCGCGTCCGAGTTGATCGATAAGCACCGCGAATTGCTTGTTCTGGGCGGAAACCGGAGCGGAAAGACGGAGTGGGCAGCGAAAGAGGCGCTCAAAATCATGTACAGCAAACCTGGGGCGGTCGTCTGGTGCTTCCAAACCACCGCACCCAACAGCATCGAGCTTCAGCAGCCGCGCGTCTGGAAATATGTCCCGCCGGAGTGGAAAAACGCGCGCAAGGGACAGGTCACCAACATCACCTACAGCGTTAAGGGCGGATTCACCGAGGCCAAATTCGTTGCGCCCAACCAATCCATCTGCATCTTCCGCAATTACGCGCAAGATCCGTCCACGCTGGAGGGCGGCGAAATCGATTTTGCCTGGGCGGACGAATTAGTCCCGCTTGATGTCCTCGAAACGCTCCGGTTCCGCTTGGTGGACCGGAACGGCAAGCTCGCCGTGACATTCACGCCGGTGGAGGGCTGGTCGCCGACTGTGGCCGACTACTTATCTGGCGCCAAGACCGTCACCGATACGGACGCCGAGCTGCTGCCGCTCAAGAACGACAAGGGCGAGGCCTCTGGCTACGAGAAGGTGCCCATCGAGCAGCTAAACCCCAAGGGCCGCCCGATTTTATATTTCCACACGCAGTCAAATCCCTGGGCCGGCTGGTCGCGGATGAAGAAAGAGCTGCAGAGCGAGACCAAAGAAAAAATCCTCTGCCGCGCCTACGGCGTCCCGACCAAAGCCATCAGCGGCCGCTTTCCGCTCTTCAATCCCAAGGTCCACGTCATCCGCCACAGCGATGTCCCGCAAGGCACCCGCTACCACTGGGTCGATCCGGCGAGCGGCAAGAACTGGGCCATGATCTGGACCGTCCACGACACCGCCGGCCGCATCGTCGTCTACCGCGAATGGCCAGACCAAACGTCCTACATCGAAGGCGTGGGCTACGCTGGCGAGTGGGCGCTGCCGGATGGCAAGAAGCTCGACGGCAAGCCCGGACCCGCGCAGCAGGACTTCGGCTTCGGCTTAGAGCGCTACAAAGACGAGATCCTGCGCGTCGAAGGCGGCGAGGAAATCTTTGAGAGGTGGATGGATTCGCGCTACGGCAACGCCCGCACCCTCGGCAAGGAATCGCCAACCACGTTGATCGACGAGATGGCCGACCTCGGCATGCTCTTCACGGCGACACCGGGCGACAGCATCAATGAGGGCGTCAGCATGATCAATGACGCGCTGTCATACAACCCCGAGAAGCCGGTGGACGCGCGCAACCAGCCGAAGCTCTACATCTCGGAGAACTGCAAGAATGTCATCTATGCGCTGCAGACTTATACTGGTGCGGACAAAAAGCTAGGTGCTGTAAAAGATTTTGTAGACCTCCTGAGATACGTTTGCCTCTCCGACGCCATCAACGTCGAAGGCGACATCCTGCGCAGCCACGGAGGAGGAAGCTACTAATGACCCAAGCACCGCCAGCCCCGCCCAGCCGCCTGCGCCCGCAACGCCGCGGCAGTGACACGCCGAAGTGCGGTGTGTGTACCAAGCCGCTTCGTATCGGCGACATCCACGGCGAGGACCACCAGCTCGGTATGGTCTGCCAAGCCTGCGGCCCGCACGTCATCGCCGCCATCTGGGCGCTTGAGCGCATGGTGCATCGCCGCTAAAAGACTTATGTTCACCAAAACCAAGCCCATCCCGGTTGACCGCTACCGGACGACCGACAATTACAACCCCAAAGGCGCCCTCGCCTTCTCCCGCGACCAAGCCCCGCCGGCCTTCCTCGCCGTGATGACCGAGATCCAGGACCGCATCGCCGACACCTCCCTGCTGGTCAGCACGATGGCCACCGCCAAGGAACCCGGCTACCTGGCCCACGCCAGCGGCCAACTCTCCGCGCTCCTCGAGCTGTGGGAAGCCTTGGAGCAGCGCCGCGCCGAGTCGGTGACCGTGGAGTAGTTTCTGCGCAGTAGTTCAAGCCACGTTTGAACTATTAGACAAAATCGAAAAGTTCTTCTTACAGGTTGCCGTTCGCCGACACGGCAAAATGTTGCCGTGCGGCGACACTACGCTGGCTTAATGTAGCGTGAAGCTGTCATTAAGCGACTTGTCGCTGCAAAAACACCGCACATTTTGTGACACAAAGTGCAAACACTTGTGCACAGGTATATGCGATTCTATCCAGATGTCGCCTGAAGACATAAGCGGAGTATCGTTAAACAATACCGTCACGCGAAAATAGTGCTGGACATTTTATACTCAGACGCTATACTATATAGCATCAACGGTGAGTTGTGCCCTCATGGCACTCGAGGTTGTTGATCGGACTGGGCGACGGACGCCCTGGCACTACTTGGAGGTTTTTCCATGGACGAAGGGAAAGCAGCTACGGCTGCAGGTACGGACGATATTCTTTCACTAGCTCTCGATGAGCTGCGGCCGCCGGCCGAGCGCACCGAGGAAGAAGTGAAACCGGAGGAATCCGGTGATCTTTCACAAGACGAGACAGCAGAAGACGCATCCAGCGAAAGCGAAGATGCGAATGAAGATAACGAGGAAGCGACCGAGGAAAGCGAAAGCTCCGAGGACAGCGAAGACGAGGAAGGCGAAGCGCCCTCACCGGATAAGATCCAGAAGCGCATAAATAAGCTGACGGCCCAGAAGAAAGCCGCAGCCGAAGAAGCCGCCACCGTCAAATCGCAATACGAGGAGGCCCAAAAGCGCCTCGCCGAGCTGGAAGCCCAGGTCAACGAAGCTGCACGCCCTGTGCTGCAGCCGACCGCGGAAAACCCGCTGGCCGATGTGGACACGCAGGAAGCGCTTGATGCCAAAATCAAGAGCGCCCAAGAGGTCCGCCGATGGGCCTTACGCAATTCGGACGGCGCCACCGTAAAGCGCCCAGACGGAACCGAGGTCTACGTCGATGCCGATGAGGTGAAAAATTACCTTATCAAGGCAGACGATGTCATCGTGACCTACGCCCCGGCACGCCAGCAATGGCTCGCCCAGCGTCAACCGGCCGTCGAGGCAGCGAAGTCGTTGTTCCCCGATATCTTCAAGAAAGGCACGCCGATGCACACGGCGTTCCAAGCCACAGTCAAGCAGGCGCCGGAGCTTTTGAAGCTCCCGCAAGCCGAATACTGGGTCGGTCTGGCCCTCTACGGAGAGCAGACCCTCATGGCCAAACAAGCCGCCGACCAAGCCAAGAGCAAGGCCGCCGGCAAAGTCTCGTCCGCGAAAGCAGCAGTAAAAACGCCCACACCTGTCAAGCCGATCAGCGCGCCGAAAACTTCGACCAAAGGCGCGTCCAAAGTGACGCGCGACAGAATGCTCGCCTCGGGTCGTCT